AACTGCTATGGTTGAGAGATAGGAGTAAACAATGGCTTACGCACCTGTAACTAGAACTGTGCTTGATACAGATCGTAGATTTGTATTTAGTTTTAATCACATAAGTGATGGCACTAATGGTGGTGTAACCACCATTGATGCATCTGGTCTAAGTGCTAACAAAGAAGGTCAAGCTTGCACTCACTTGGACATTGAAAAAATACACTGTAATATATCAACAACTGCTGCAAACGATTCTGCTTTAGTGGCATTTGATGCAGACACTGATGATACAGCGATACTTTTAAATGGTGATACGGATTATGATTTTAGCTCTTTTGGAGGTATTACTAATCCTTTATCAACTGGTGCTACTGGTGATATAAAAATTACCATACCTGTCCAAACTGCAAACGACTCTACATTTATTATGCTTGAATGCATAAAAAGGTATTCTGCGTTAAGCTAATGGCTAGAAAAAGAGACAAGCAACCGCCAAAAACTAAAAAATATTTCCGCCCCACTAAACAAGGGGCGGGAATGACCGCTGCTGGTGTTGCGAAATATCGTCGTGATAATCCAGGTTCAAAATTAAAAACAGCTGTAACAGGTAAAGTTAAAAAAGGTTCAAAAGACGCAAAACGTCGTAAATCATTCTGTGCTAGAAGCGCAGGACAAATGAAAAAGTTTCCAAAAGCAGCAAAAAATCCAAACTCTAGGCTAAGACAAGCTAGAAGAAGATGGAAATGCTAAGATTAATCATAATATTACTATTTGTTACAACACAAGTTTTTGCAGAAACAAACACTGTTAGTAGCACAGTAGTCACAAATAATACACCACCTACAGCAAATTCACCTAGTGTTGTGGTAAATAACTCTGACGTGTGTAAGACAGCGGTAGCAGGTGCTGTACAAACTCAGATTCTGGGTATTAGTAGCGGGATCACGGTGACGGATGAAAACTGTGAAAGAATAAAATTAGCAAGATCTTTATATGCTTCAGGCATGAAAGTTGCATCCGTGAGTATCTTATGTCAAGACCCACGTACTTGGGACGCCATGCTAATGGCAGGCACACCATGTCCATACATGGGTTCTATTGGTCAAGATGCAGAAACAGGTTGGAAAGAGAATATGGATATGATTCCAGAGGGTAGTGTAATCTATGCAAAATGGAATGATGATATTAATAAAATAAAAGTAGCAGAAGGAGTAGATAGCGATGCATCGAAGTTTATCAAGTTTGTATTGGGTGCTATGGTTATGCACTCTGGCATTGTCATGTTCTTCTAGGGCTGAGTGTCCAGTAACTGCTTCAGGAGTTTGTACACCTGGTGTAGAAGAAACAATCGTAATAACAGAAACAGAATCAATAGAGTATGAAGCTGACGGTCATACGGTAACTACGACTACAACCACAGATACCACCACAATAACAATAACAAACGAAGACTCAGGTAACATTCTTGATGGTAGCGAAGGTTACGTAATTCCTAGATATGAAGGTGATATGGATTCGGACTGGGGAGGCCAAGGCCCTGCAAATATGCCATCAGGTAATAATTGTTATCAACTAGGTTCAGACAAGTGTGCACAAATTACAGGGTCAGGTAATTCAACGTCTACTATGGGTGTACCAGGTATGGGCACAACGTTTATACAGACTGTTGATATATCTGAACTAGACATCGAAAATGGGGGTAGAACGAACTATTCCATAAAAGTCGATAAAAGAGACGCACAAGACCGTATTTACATGCATATCACAGGAAAAAACGGCAATACAAGTGTATTTGCTGGCACAGATATCTTATCAGAATCAGGTGTAACAAGTGGCTATCAAGAATACACAGGTGGTTTTGATTTTGCAGGTACAATAACAAAGCTTGTAATAGAAGTAGGTGGACGTGATATCAACCTCGCAATTGGACCGCTCTTTGATGATGTAACCATAAATGTATTGTACAACGTGGTGTCCACAATAGTTACACAATCAATAACATCTGTTGAGATGTGGGTAGCTTATGGTGGTAGCACAGAAACAGAAGTAATAGATATCGTAGAAAACATCTTTGATCATAATGATATTGTTGTGCCCGACTCGCCAGGTGATGATATTTTTTTTGAACCAGAGTTTGATGAACCAGACATGGAGATATCATATGAGACTGTAGAGATGGAAATGGAGATGCCAAGTTTTGAGATGGATTTTGAGATGGAGCTACCTGAAATGGATATAGAAATGCCCGAAGTCGAGGTGGCTGTTGTCGAAGTTGAGATAGAAATGGAGATGGAGTTAGAATTAGAAATGCCAGCACCAGAGCCAGAAATAACAGAAGAGATTGAAGTTACTTCAGAACCAGATACAATGGAGCCTGAAATTGAATCCGAACCTGAAATGGAGGAGCCAACAAGTGAGCCAGAACCAGAACCCGAAACTCAAACTGAGCCAGAATCCGTGGATGAGTCTACTGAAGAAGATTCTACAGAGTCTGAAACAAATGCGGAAGAGGAGTCTGAATCGGAAGAGAGCGTTCAAGAGACTGAGGCAGATGAGGAGCAACCAGAAGATATGGAAGAACCAGAAGATAAGGGTGAAGCCGAAGAGAAACCTGTAAAAAAACCAGAATCTAAAAAAGAAAAAGCTGCAAAAAAAATTGTAAAGAAGATGGGTGATAAAGGTAGATATGATTCATCAAATCAGTTAAAAACTTTGATTGTGATGCAAGTATTAGGAGATACAAAAACTTTTTTTGAGTCACAAAAACAATTAGAGGATAGACTAGATTTTTTTACAG